CACCGCTGGAACCGAACCATCTGAAGCATTTCTCGACGAGATGATGAGTGTGCGCGCCCTTGTCGCTGAGTTCGGCGGGGTACAATCAGGAGGAACAAAATGAACACCATCGACCCGCAGAACCTAACCGAGGAAGACTTCGTAGAACTCGAACTGCTCGCTGAAATGTGGCGGATGGAGAAGCTCGCCGAACTGGCACTTGCTAACGAAGCGGAGCGCGAACTGTCAGAACTTTAGGGCATCGGGCGGGAAATCGCAATGGAGCGATGACCCCGAACCGCCAACGACTCCAACGCCTGCTCCAACGCACGCGCAAACGCCGACGCGCTCTGAACACCTGACAAATCCGACGCCGTTACACCGGTTCGCGCTAACTCGCCGCCACCCATGACGACCGCCGCCATGTCGCGAAGGGCTTTCGTGTTTTCAGTGACAGCAGCAACCAGAGGGGACGTTTTCCCAAGCACCGCGTCAAGTCCGAGGTCGTCCTCATCCTCAAGTCTCGTAACGTTCTGCAAGCTCGGGGCGGTCGCGGGCTGGTCAGCCCTCGCTCTCGCGCCCTCCTCTATTTCTTTGGCTCTGTCGGCAATCGATTTGCCAAACTCAAAACCACGCTGTCGAAATGCCTCAAAAATCTGACCGAACATGTCAAACGCGTCCTTAGTCTGGTTGCCCGCCTTGATGTCGCCAGACAACGCCTTTAACTGTTGGGCTACGATTGCGGCGGCTGGGACGAACGAGCCTAGAGCCTGAACCAACAGGATCATTGGCTGCCTGAACGCTGTCAGAAATTGGGTGAGGATGTCCGCCAAAGTCGCCCAAGACGCGGACAGAATCCCCGAGAGCGCGCCCCAGAGGTCTTTGAAGTACTGGACCACGATATCCCAAATTTCAGATAGCCGCTCCACCGCCGCCGCCATAAACGCAATCGAGCGACCCATAGCGTTCTCGTCATCCGCACCAAATAGGGTGCCAATCTGTTTAGTGACCTTTTCCAGAAGTCCCGATTCTGAAACGTATTTAATGACCTGCTGGGCACCTGTAAGAGCGGGCAACATGAACTCGGCAACCGCTTTACCGATGGCAGCTTTTGCCATCATGATAGTTTGCTCAAAGCTGCCCAAGACGTTGTCGATACTATTCGCGTTGCTGGCGAGAACGTCTTTGAAGTAGCTGAAATTTTCAGTCAGACGCGCCAACGCCTCGAACATCTGAGCAGGCGTCGCGCTCTTGAGGTCGTCGATGCCGCCGAATTCACGCAAACGGTCTTCCGTGACTCCAAACTGCATCAACCTGCGGCGCATCGCCATTTCACCGCGTCCGCCGGCTATCATCTGCAACGCCGCTAGCACGCCCTGCGCGTTTGAGTTTGCATCGCCCGGACCAGAGACCGCGAGCGTCTCCACCATCCGCATCATCCGCTCAATCTGATTGCCCAACCCAAGACGCGGGAGGATGCGCGCAATGTCCATCAGCTCAGGCAAAAGCAGGCGAGAATTCTCTGCGTAGCCAACGACAAAATTGACCATCTGCCGTGCCTGTGTTTTGCCCATAATGGCAATGAACTTGCGCTCGTACTGATCCATAGATTTAGCTGCCTCAATGAACGGTTTACTCAGTCCGAAGAATATAGACTGCCCGAACGCACGTAGACCGGAACCCGCGTAGCTGCCGACCGCTTGCATGAATCCTGTTACATAGCCCGTCGCCGCCGTAGCGAGCGATGAAAACGCACCAAACGCCGCCGCCGCCGCAGTCAGACCGACAGCCAAAACACCTAGCCCAACAGGGTTAGCCAGCAACTTGCCGAACGCCGAAAACTTCGCACCCGCAGCGGGTATTACGTTCGCGAAATTCGTAATATTGCTGGTCAAGGAGGGGAAGAGGGTATTCAGATTCCGGAAGGCATCGCCGCCCTGTTTGCCTAAGAGCTTATCCATACTCTTGGCGACATCATCGGTTGACCGGCGAACACCACGCGCAGGACCGCTTACACCGTCCCGAAGCTCAACTGAAGTTACTAACCTGTCAACGCTCATTGTTTCCTCTGCCTGATGTCCTTAAACGCCTTGTCTTGCTCTTCGCTCTCGATTATCGCCAGCGCGAGCAGTTCGGTTAGGTTGTTCGCTTGCTCCGGCGTTAGTTCGCTGTAGTGCCTTCCGTACACGTCTCGGGCGAGTTGCAGTCGCCATCGGTACATGCTGTTGGATTGCAATTTTTTTTAGCGTCCTCGATACGGACCTTTTCAACCTCGACCGTCGAAACGCCTATCTCGTCTGTGACCGCCTGCATAATCTGACCAAAGACCTCCCAATGGACAGCAGCCAGACGCGAGTACAGCCAACATGTGTTTTGCGGGTCGGCATCCATCGCCGCAAGCATCCAGCAAGACGCCAGAACGTCCTCCGAAGTCGCCAGCGGAAGACCGGCGTATGTTGCAGGCGGAAAAACGCGCCCTTCTATATAGTCTAAAGCCCACTGGCTGGACTGGCGCCGAATCGTCATAAAGTCGTCGAAGGTCGTCGGCAGAATGAACCGCAAGATCTCGCCGCCCGCCTGAACCACCACCTCGGTTTTGCGCTCTGGCGCGAGGTCAATTAGATTATTTAAGCTACTCATCTGATTTCGATAAATACTCTACCTGTAACAGAGCCGACGCCAGCGGATGCCCGTTGCTCGTCTGATTCCCAAAGACCATCTTTGCCGCCCAACGCCCTGATTAGCTGGTCGAACAAAACGCCCAGCCTAACCGACGCAACGCCTGCAAGAGAAACCGTCTGATTAGCGTTAAGGTCAACCGGCGTCAATCGGAACGCCAGCCTGAAAAACAGGATGTGAACGAACCCGACAACGCCGATGTAGACGCGCCTGCTGCTCGGCTGAATCGCCATCAATTCGGGCAAACTAAGCACCGTCCGATTCCTCCTCGCTCTCTACAACCGGCTCGCACAAGCGACCGCCGGCGCCAACGTCCTTCTCTTCTGTCTGCTCCACTTCTTGTTTTGGTTTTTTGTTTTTGTCTGTCATGTAATCGTGACTGCTCCTCTGTTTGCAAATTCGTAACGCTCGGTGACAATTGCACCGTTTTCAACGGTGACCTCACCGCTCGTAAAAAGGCAATCCATCTGCACCAACGAGCCGTCCCCTGCGTTCATACTGAGAAAATATGTAGCGGCGCCGACGCCTTGCAAAAACGCGTTGTAACCGGTAACCGTTGCAGAACCCCCGTTGCTGATTAGTTCGATATCGTAAGTGGTGATACCTCCCCTAGTGCTCGCTGTGCCGACGCTCACAATTCGCGCCGGAAATCCGATAGAGTGGCCCGCGCCCGTTGCGAACGTCATTGTAACCGCCGTGCCAGATAGAACGCCAGCAATCGCCGTTCTTTGCGCGTTACCGCCGGACGTGTTCGCCGTCAATGTGCCACGCACCCTGATTGTCTGACCTAACCGGTTGGCAAACGTCCAACGGGTAGCTGCTGCGGAACCGTCCTCCGTTTCGACCTCAAACGAAATAGCGCACGAGCGCATGGTGCCTAGTTCAACGCCGCCGGGCGAGAAAACCGTCACGTTTAGGTTGGTAATCTCGTTGCCTGACTGGAAGCGCAGAAACTCGATAGAACCGGTTGCCGACTCTTTGACCGGAACGTGGCGTTCGATCGCCTGCCCCGTGCCCATGCCGCGTGCATCTGCGGTCGCCATCGTGATGCTCATTTGCCCGTTAATCAAGACGGCTTTAATGTCGGAGCCGGGTCCAGACGTGCCGATGTTGAGCGAAACCAACTGAAGGGCTGTAACTCTGTCCGACATTTTAGGTTAGCGCGATGACTCCGCGATTTACAAGGGTGTACGACTCCCTGACCACCTGCGAATCTTCAATACTCAGAGCGGCAGACGTTACCAGCCAGTTGCCTGACAGTGTGCCGCCGTCGCCGTATGTGAACGTAGCGGGCGATACAACGCCGCCGCCAACCGCAAGCGCGAAAACAGGAAAAGTAGAGCTGATAGATGGCGCCGTTCCGTTGCTCACAAATTCCAAATCATAGCCGGTAATCTCACCACGCGTCGCCTGTTGTGAGAAGCCGATTAGCCGCATGGGAAGCGCAATGGTGTTGCCAACCCCGAATGTAGATGTAAGCGTCAATTCCGTTCCGGACAGCGCGCCAAGAATCGCCGCTCTGGTTGCAGGTGCGGACGATGTAGCCAACAGCCGACCCGAAGCCGTGAACCTTATGCCTGTCCGATTCGCAAACGTCCACCGGTCAGCCGCCGCCGAACCGTCCTGACTCTCGGTCTCCACCGCCAAATTCCAGCTTTTCATGGTGCCCAGTTCAGACGTGGCGCCGATGGTGAAAACGGTCAAATCTAACGGCGTAATTCGTGCCGCGGACTGGTCGCGCAAGACAGTAATATTCGCTGTGGCGTTTTGCTTGGCTGCCACCGCTCTGTAAATCGCCTGCGTGGAACCCATGCCTCGCCCGTCGTCGTGTTCTAGGTTGAGCGAGACCGTTCCCTCGATTGCCTGAGTCACGTACTCGGTCGCGCCAATTGTGATAGCCGTTACGTTTAGATTTGATGCCCTGTTTGCCATTTATCGTTTATTTCTGTTCCGCCAATACGTTAAAAATGCTGTATTACGTGACCGCCACGCTTTGGTAACCGCGCCATCCATCGATGCCGTTGCCCTAACCTTTAGACGTGCAGCGAGGCTCGGAGACACCCCCGAAAATCCGCGCCCGACCATTCGAGATGTTCCTTCAGGAGCGTAGATGTACTTGGCATAAGGCGCATCGCTGAAAATCTCCCATGAATGTCTGCCGGTTCGAACCATTTTGATGCCGGCATATAGCCTGCCGGTCTGCCGGTTAATCGGCAAGGGCTTAATCACACCGCGCCGCGTGAACTGACCACCAGAGCGACCAACGCGCCCCGCCTGAGTCTGCCCACGCTGCATCCCGCCGCCAGTCCGCCCGAACGGGTGCCCCATGCTCCGAAGCTCCTTCGTGCTGACCGAACCACGCGAAAACCGCTTATAGTCAACCTCGGTGGCGCGCGCAATGTCCTCTACGCCCTGCACGAGCGAAGACTGCATCTGGTTTAACCGATTCGTCCACGCTTGGTGATACTGCCTCGGATTGTAGTACGTTTTCACGGCTCTTTGCGCTCCACCGCCGCCCTGACCTCGAAAGTGAGCGAACCATAGATGTGGTAATTGTCTTGCAATAAAGGGTCGTAGCTGATAGACCGAACAATCGGCAGATAGCCACTACCAGCGAACGTCGGCTGTTTCTGCAACGCTTCGCGAAGCTCGAATAAGCGGGGCATAAGCTCAGCTGCCACCGGTTCACCGGAGACCGCCGCAACCTTGATGCCGACGGTGAACGTAAACGTTGCCTCGTCATGGGTCGCCGTCTGAAACTCAATAGTAATCGGAGGCTCCAAAGTGACCATAGCATGCACACCATCGGCTACCTCTGCCTGCTCAATCAGAACAGGGTCTTCCCAGAGCTTCTCAGGCTGCCAGATGGCAACCACGGTCTCGATAATCGCCGCTCGGTAATCGTTGTACGCATCGTTTAGTCTCACCCGCCTATAGCTCCATCAGCAGGTACTTTGCGTAAGACAGTCCCTGCCAGTTGTCAACAAAAACCGGGCCCGCTTCAACCGCCCGAACCATCGAACCAAACGTCAACCGGTCGCCCACTTTGACCCGCTCCGCGTCTTCTAAGGAGCAGAACATAGTCAAGCCCTTATTCGTCTCGACCTGCCAAGCGTCAAACGCGCGTCTTGGCGTCATGTGCTGAATATTGCACCTGAGCGAACCTGCATCGACAAATACGTTTTTGACCTTCACGCCGTCAAGGTCGAACTCCTCCAACGCCTCCTGAATATCCAGAGTCGCGTTGAACATAACGGAAGGGAACGGCAAGCTTAGAACCTCCTGTATCGTTCAATCACGCGCTGCCAGTCAGTCGCCGCTCGCGCTGTCATAGCTTCGTAACCTGCGCCGCTTTTGACCGTCATGTCTTGCAGCTTGACTTCTTGGGCGGGGCTTTGCGCCAGAGCCGTGGTCGCCAGAATATCGGATGCCGCCTTGTCGAGCATCGCTTGAAAAACGTCGGCTGGACAATTTGCGTGGTATCCCCATCTTCCCGTCACTCGCACACTTTGGTAACGCGGCACCGGCAACCGCTTCAGCCCGATGATGACAACCGGCGAACCCGCAACGGGCACCCACGAGCGCAGAACATAATCAGCAGCCGGCTGCACCGTCCAATTTCCTTGATAGTCGAGAAACTCAACCGTTAAACCCGTTATGTCGTAGATGCCGCCCTCTAGGTGCAGCGAAAAGACGCCAGCAATGCCAAACGGTGCATCGTATATGCGTGCTTCCGGCGTCGCCACACCAACGAACGGCACCCAACCGGTCTGCCGCTCAAACTCAGAGACGACCGCCGCAATGCGCCCGCCAGCCGTGCCAGAGGGGACGGTTACGCCCATCTCGGCTAGGTAGCTGACAAGGTTCGCGGCGGTCGGATAGCTCATTCTGGTTTGATATCGGTGGTCGTCGCCTTCGGCTTCGGCTTCTTAGGCTCGTCCTCTTCAGACGGCTTCGGGTTACGAATCTCGACCCAGTAATCGCCGTCGCGTTTCCAGCGCACGTCAAATTCACTAGCCAGCACGTCGCGCCAGTTGCCGTTCTCGTCAACCAGCTTGCACCAACCAGAGTCCTTGCCAAAAAAATGATATTTCATAGTGTTCAAAGTGGGGGAGAGCCGAACCCCCCCCCCGCAGCTTTTAGGCTGCCCCTGCCACTCCAGCAACAGCAACCGATGCAGCGACAGATGCGTTCTGGACCGCCGCTTGCGTTTTCGCATTGTACGGCACCGCGATGATGACCACCTGCGAGTTGGCAACCGTTCGCTGATACTCAGCGCGGAGCCATCGCTGACCGTCTCTCGGCTTGGTCACGTCCACCCGAAAAACGAGGGTCGTGTTGTCAACCAAAGTCGCAGGAATCGCAGCGACAACGCCGGTGGTAGAACTAACCGCCGAATGTCCGCCAGTGGTTGACGCCGCCTTGACGCGAATTGCAAACTGGGCAGTCGCAACGCCCGTCACAATCGCAATGAACATGCACGAGTCAAAGCCCGACATGTCCACCGACACGGCAGGCTGGACGAACGCGCCATCTGTTCCAGCAGTCAGGTTTTGCCCGATGTGCTGGATTGTTGAGTTTGAACTTAGGTTATGCATTAGCTTTGCACCCCGATGCGCAACGCGCGAGGATTGCGGATATCGCCGCCAAACCGAGTTCGAGCAACGATGCGCCCGACCTCTTCGGCAGGTCTGATATCCATCTCGACCGACATTCCAAGACGTCGAACGAGGAGGTACGATTGGAACCAGTCGCCATAGGCGATGATGTTATTACCGCCGCCAGCCGCAGGCATGAACGAGGAGAAGCTAATCGGGTAACCGAAAAGTGCCTCGCCCGCCGCTCTGCTAACCGCGGTGGTGAAGACGCCATCCCAAACAAGGTTTGAGTTCTGCGTAATCATCGCCAGCGTCGCAAACAGCGACCGGTTCATAACCACTCTGCTATTTGCAGCATACTGCTGCGGCAAACCCTGATAGACCAGATTTGCCAGACCCTGCGGAGTAACAGGGTTGCCAACATTAGTCGTGGGCGGTTCGTAGGTCGCGCCCGGAGAGCGCAACACGCCCTTCGGCTTGTTGACCCCGTCACCGTTCAGAATCGCGTCCTCAGTTCCGAGGCGATACGTGGTGCCAATCTCGTTCGAGATGTAGCCCATGATGTCCACCGCGGAATCTTCCATCATCTGACGGGTAATCGGCACTTGGACTTTCGCGCCCCAAACCGGAATCTCATGGATGCCGAAAGTGGGGGTAACGTCCGTTGCCTGCTGGGTCTCCGCAGTCCATTGGATGCGAAGGTTCGATGAGTAGATGTCGCCGTTCGTGTCGCCGGTCTGCCCTGCATATGCCGAACGCGGAATCTGCAACCGGTCGCTCGACGTGTTAATCTGCTGCACGTAGTCAACAACACTAGCCGGTGCCGGCTCGCGCGTGACAATCTGGTTGAGGTAGTCAGCAGGAACGAGGTATCCACCGTTCGTGTCGAGACCAACCTGCAACGTTCGGAACGATGCCGAAGCAGCGTTGTTGCCGCGCCGAACATAGTCGGTGAACGCATCCCGATACTCAGGGGTCGAGATGGCTCTGAACTGCTTGTCGCTTAGTGCCAACCCCTCTGATTCAACGGTCGTCGATTCTTCGGTTTGCGAAACCTGAGCAGTTCCAACCTGCCGGGTCTCGAACGCAAATGACGACTCCAATTCTGCTGCGCGCTTGTTCACGCTCGCCGATTTCTCGATGAGTGTGGCTTCAGCTTGCAGCTCTGCCAATCGGGTCTCGTACTCGTCCTCGCCGATTTTGCCAGCAGCCAGACTTTCGCCCAGCTCCCGCAAATCGGCAACGACTTTAAGACCCTTTTTCTTGATGTCTTCGATTTTCATTTTTAGATGTATTTGAGCATCATTTCCAGTTCGTTTGCCATGATTCTGCACGACAAAGAACGAGGCGCGATGCTGTCTTTGGTCTGACCCGTCGCTCTGGGCAACGAGTCGTCGAACACGATATCCGCCAGTTGGGCAGACAGCGCGTCAAGTGATGCTTTAGCCGCTGCAAGCTCGGCTTTCTTGTCGGGTGACAGGTCGCGCCCTTCAGCAACCCGAATCTCTCGGATTTGCCGGTAACGCTCCGACACCCTAGCAACCGCGTCAAGAGCAAGTTGCAATTCTTCGGCGGCTTTCAATTGCCGCACGTTCATGGCTTCTGTTAGCGGATTCGATGCCGCAACCACCAGCGAGACTTCGTAGAGGCTTTTAACCTTCTGAATGCCCCAGACCTCGCCATCGACCTGCGCCAATGCAGGGTCAAACAAACTCAAATCAACGCCCATGCGTTCAGCGTCTGCCAGCAGTTCGCGCCCGTCGCGATAGTGCCGCTCGGTCTCGATAAAGAACCCGATAGAGGCGCCCATAGTCTTGCCGGCTGCTGAGCGTTCCCGCAGCACATGGTACATGTCGTTTCCAGCCTGCGTGTTGTAGAAATGCACTGTTGCCAGCAGCGCGTTACCTTCTTGCCGCGCCGATTCAATCATGCCAATATTTGGCAAATCCCAGTTATGCGCAACCAGCAGATGACCGCCGCGGACAAAATCTTCCGTCGTGCCCTCGAACGCGCCCGGGAAAAACACTGAGCGGTGGGAGTCTAGGTTACCGACCACTGCCGCGCGTAGTTCGGCTTTTCGGGTATTCTCACCCTCCAAGGCGCGAATTTCTACGCTATCAATTTGACGGGTTTGCAGACCCGCCCTTGTTGACTCTCTCTCGCTCATTTACTCTTCATCCTCAGCCCAGAAGACTGCGGGCATAAATCCAGACGTCTCAGACTGGCTTCCGGGTTCTCGAATCCACACGCACTTGCAGTTAAACAAACACTCTGTATCGTTCGCCCTCGGGCTTGTCGGCCACTCCTGCGCGGGCATCGGCTCAAGACTCCCGAAATATTCACAGCTTGGGCACGATTCACCGCTCGTAGTCTGCCATGCGAAAATATCAAGCGGCGGCGAGTAATGCAGAAAAGCTTCGTTGGCTGTGCCTTGCGCCCGACCTAGATACATTGACATTTGCCGCGCTATCTGCTCCGTGGTTAGTTCGGGGTTGTCCTCTAGTTTGGCTCGAAACTTGAGAACCCATTGCGCCTGATTCTGGGCAACCATCCGCCCGACGCGGAGGAACTCCTCATCTAACCGTTGCGGTCTTTTGTCTGTTGAGAGCCACGCGCCATGAAACGCCGAGCGGGCGTGAACATCAACCAGCATTGATGAAAATGACTGATACCATTTGTCCACGTCGAGCGTCCGCGTGTAGATTCGTGCCTCCTGCCAGAAATCGTCACGGTAACGAATAAGCGATGCGTAGAAACTGGACTGAGCGGGGTTCATTTTCGACCGCACGAACCCGACCGGCTCGGCAACGGTCGTTATTCTATTCGCTAGTCTGGTCTGAGTCGTTGTCAGCGCGAGGTGCCGGCATTGATGCCGCCCACGGGTTTTTTGCCACTGATGCATAGAGTCCTCTGTCTCCGGGTTCCACTGGATAACCGAGTACGATTTTTGCCGTCTCTCGGTCAATCAAATCCGCGTTAAAATCACCACGAACCCGCGCGTGAAGGTTGTCCACGTCTTCCTGCAAACCGCGCATCCCCGAAATGTCGAACGCCAACCGATACTCTCTGGAATGTCCCTCATCCCATAGTAGCGACCCCGTAATCTGCTTTGCCAGACTGCTGAGCATGGGCACGACGCCATTCTCAAGTGCCGCTTGCAGCGACTCGCCGTAGTTGTTGTAGGTTTTGGAGCTGCTAGGCAAACCCAGAGCCATTGGGTCTAGGCCCAGAGCAGCACATATGCGGGAGACCGGATGCCGAATCACTGTATCCAGCGCCATGTCTTCCGGTGTAAGGTTCAATTGTTTGACGTCCAGTGCGAACGCCGATACAATCGGACGCCCGACACCTTCGCGCCGAAGCTGGTTGAACCTGTCCTGAATCTGTGCGGCTTGTTCTTTGTTCGGCGCGCTACCATCGTTCAGCTTGGGCGAGAGCAGATACGAACCGACGCCCAGATTGTTCAGCAGGTTCGCCGAGTAGCTCGCCGCCCAGTTGTCAACCGTGATTTCTTTCAGGACGGCAGCCAGCGGTGAGATGCCCAAAGCCGGCGAACGAGGGTTCATGCCGTGCCGCAGATGCACGATATCGGATGAGGGAACGGTTACCTGCCCTTCGACGGTCGAGATTCTGTAAGCTGAAATCGCACGGTTCGATATCCGCCGCTCATCGAATACCGGCGTGACTGAATAGTGCGGCAGGTAGGTTAGCTCCCTGATTTTGCGACCTTCGCGAACCTTGTACCAGTAGGCGTTGCCGGCAGTTGAATAGCTGGCGATGGTGCCGAACATCAGCGCGGGTAAATCGTAGTCAAGATTCGGGGTTTCGAGGAGCTCGAGAACTTCATGCTCGCCTGCGTCCTGCCAACCGTCGTCGGTCAGACGCTGATAAACTAGCGGGGCTTCGTCGGCTTTGTTTGCCAGAAACTGGATGCAGATTGATACAACAGCGTTTAGTGTGAGGTCGCCAGCCTCTCGCCTATAGTCCAGATTCGTATCGAACGAACCCGGAAAGTGCGCGATGCCCCCCGTGTAGGGTTGCACCTGTCGCGTGCTGAAAATCGCCTTGAACCAGTCGAACATGCTAAATGATGCGAGCGCGGGTGCCCCAGCTCAGAAGCTGTAGGTTGCCTGTCAGCTGCCCTATAGCTAGCACGCCGGGTCCCAAATCGCAGGGCAGGAACGGAAGTTCAGCAGACGCAACAGCGACCTTGTCAATGTAGAAAATGCACCGGAACTTGCCGGTGGCGTCGATATCGCCGCGAATCGCCAGAGTCTGGATTGTGTCCAGCGGGAACACGCTCCCTACCTCGGCGTTGTAAACCTCGTTGCCGCCGTTGCGAATGACGCACCGCCAACGGGTATTCTGTGCTGGAATCGTAAAATAAATCGCATCGGGGAACGGTGCGGAAAAATGCGAAATTGAAATGTTCAGACCGATGGCAAGGTCTGTATCGTATTCAGCCGCCGTGTTGTGCCGGATTTCTGCCATCCAACGGAAAAAGGAACCATTGCCCACAGGGAAAAGCTCCGGTCGGGTGATGCCTGCTCCCGCGCCTGACGGGTCTGGCGATAGAATCGTAACCACTCCCGGGTCAAACGTAACGAGGTCGAATCCTGTGTTTGCCTCGACGACTACGTAACGGTTATCGGCGTTGTCGCCAATGAAACCGTCAACAAATTCTCGGGCGCGAGGGGACGCGGGGAAACGCTCGAAATAATTCACGTGTAGTTATAGACGCGCTTATCTGGTGTTTTGGAACGCTAAAATACTTCCCATCTGTTTACCCGACCCATGCCAGCCAGATGATTATAGGATTCCGCCGCCGCGTCCACTTGGTCATCGTTCCTGCCGTTTGGGAATTGCCTAAGCTCTTCCACGAAATCGGTTGCCCAGTTTGCGCCCCTCGGGATGAGGAGGTTGCCCGCTTCAATGCACGCCGCCAACGCCTGCGACCTGACGATTTTGGAACCACTGACCGTCTCGCCATGCACCGCAAACGCTGAGAGCAACCGTTGGAACCGCGCGAACTGGAATTTACCCGCTGCGCCCGGGTCTATCGGCATGGCAATTTTGCACGCTCTGCCGTCCGCTTCTGCTGTTGCCGCCAACATCCGTTCAACGTCGAGCGCGCCCCATTGACCCCGCACAACATCAAGCAGCACAAATTCGCCGCCCTCTGTTCTTCCGATTTTGACGCCCGCTGTATAGTCGCCATCGCCTTTAGTCGCTGCGAAGTCCCAGCCCCGCACGGTCTCAACAACGTTTGGCACAACGTCGATAAATTGCAATTTGCCGATGTCAAAATGCGAGCCAGTCTTCGGCGTCGGGTTCTGCTGGTAAAGCGCCTCCCAGCTATACTCGCCCTCTTCGCGCTTCATCTGCTCTCGAATCTGATTGAGCGCGTCAATTGGAAAACGTTCTGACCATAGAGCGTTTCCGTTTTCATCGATTGCGGGCAAGTCGAGCGTTTCCCAGTCCTTGCCAATGCGTCCGGCTAAATCGTCATGATGCCAACGGGTGGCAATGAGTACAATTTTCCCGCCCGGCTCCAGACGTGTTAAAAGGTCGTCTGTAAACCAAGCATGAACCCTGTCTCTATAGGTAGCACTGTCCGCCTCGATGCGTGACTTAATCGGGTCGTCGATTATGATGAGGTCGAACCCTTGCCCCGTGGGCGGCGAGCCTACACCGCGCGCCGACAGTTCGCGCCCGTGCCCGTCCGACCAGTGAGAGGCGGCGGATGTTTCAAGGTTCTGCCCCATTGCTACCCAGCGATTCCGAAGAGTACGCGAAAATCTAGATGCGTTGGTCTGGTTGTAAGAGGTGATGAGTACCCGCGCTTGCTCCCGCCGCAGCATATAGTACATCGGGAAATTCAGCGTACAAGTTTCGGTTTTGCCGTGACGCGGCGGCATGTGGATACGCAGACGCTCTAGGCTGCCAGACTCTATACGCTGCAATTGGTGACCAATCATCTTCACGTGGTGCGGGACAGTGTATTTTTTGGGCTTCGTTCGCTCGAACCATTCCAGAAATGACTCGCCCGCTGACTGGTCACTGGCAAGCGACAACCGCCGCTCAAGACGGGCGCGAACAGCTTCCCGCAGCTGATGTTTTATAGATAACTCATACATATGATTTAGGATACAATTACAAATGTCATGGGAACCATAATATCATGGACGGATGCAATTCGGCTGTGAATGTCAAGCAGTTGGCGGAACACTTCAACCACTCCCGAGTTCAGGAGCTGGCTTGGAAAACTTGATGATGCCGTAAGACATCGATTTACAACGGACTCGCTCCACCACCTCGCCCAACCCTCTGAGGTGGTGGTTTATTCTTACGACCGCGTCTTTGATGTTGTTGCCATGCTCGCGGTATCCGTCCCATCTTGACGGAGTAATCCCGACATTGAGGTTGCTATCTGTAAAGAGCGCAACGGCATCTGGTCTTCGCGTCGCGTTGTTTGCCAGCGCCTTGCGTTCTTCGGGTGCGGAATAATCTTCTTAACGGGGACCTGCGTTATCATAGTGATTCGTCAATCTCGAACCTTTCGTCGTCTAGCTGCTCTAGCAGTTCCTGCAATTGTTCTGTACTCATCTTAGAGATGTCGAGTTTCATTCGGCGACCATAGAGTTCCGGCTTCCGGCGTTCGAGATACCATGCGGAGGCTTTCCAGTCTTGCAAGGCAGCGCGCATAACGATTTTCTCCATCAGACCGAACGCCTTGTCGCCTGCTGCGATAACTCGCGCCCGAACCTCCGGGTCTTCGCGCATTCGGTTATACAGAGTGTCTTTTGACAAACCGCACGACGCCGCCGCGTGGTTGACGAACAGACCCTGCTCAATCAATTTAATGACCTGCTCGATTTTCTCGTCTATTTCGGAATCGCGCTTTCGACCTGCTGGCATAAAGTGTTTAAAATTTTGGGGCGGCTGCGAAGGGGAACAACCGCCCGTTGTTTGCTCTTACCCGTTAAAGATTTGAAATACCCAGACCCGCTAACGCGCCTGAGATGATGCCCGTAACCCATCGACCGAGCGCGAGTTTCCAATCGAACTCGAAACCCAACCCCTGCTCGATTGCGTGTTTCCACGCGTTGAGGTCAACAATTAGAGCGGCAAGGAATCCTGCCACTGCTCCAGCTAAAACGTTTTGAAAATTCATCGTGATTTTTCCTCTAGCCTGATAAGACGTTCGCGGCTGGCGGTTGTCTCCTCCGTTAGGCGTTCAAGTTGCGATTTTACCCGGCCAAGGTCATCGTGCAGTGCCATTAGCTGAAACTGCATCATGGCAATCCAGAACGTTGCCAGACCGAGAACGCACACCAGCGCGACTATCGTTTTGACCAGTGCCATCATGCGGCTGACTTGTTCGATGATTTGCGTTTCCGTTTTCTCGCTCATCACAAACCCCTGAGGCTGACAAACCCGAAGTCGTGCTTGGACTGCAGCAACGCTCGGCTGCGCCTCTGCTCTGCAACGGCGTTGCCAGTGCGTGAACCGGCGGCGTTCGTATTGCCCTCAAGCGTGCGCAGGCTTGCCCAGTTGCCGTTATTGTCGCGGAAGACCTCGGCGATGAAGCCGATGTGACCGGTGCCGTTCGGGTTAATCCAGAAGAACAGATCTCCGCGTTCGGGGTTGTTTCGCTTCAGTCGGAGCGTTTCGCGTCCCCAGTTGCGCCATGCCCAGACGCCTGCCGACTGCCTCGCATTCGGAAGTCTGTTAGCCGGCGCGCCTGCTTGGAGTAGGCACCAGCGCACGAAAGCGGCGCACCAGTTGTAGCCGGGACTTAGCCCCACGGACGCCAGAAATTGGTTGACCCAGAAGCCGCGCCCGTGTCCCCATTCGCCTCTGACGCCGACTTTACCTCTCGCGACATGCAGGGCTTTTTCGTGGGTGGTTGCGTTTCGCCACTGAGCGTCGGTCATGGTGCGGACAAATGCGGGCTTACTCATCGGCTCTGGTTTCAGACGTGTTCCGGCAGTTGTTGGTTTCTGCTGATTTGGGATTGCGGCAGTTCCGGACGTTTCCCGCTGTAGGTCTCAAGCCCTAGACCACGGCGCCATGCCAGCTTGTATAGCAGCAGAAAATCCTTTTTCAGTTCGCGTTCGTTGAACGGGTCTGATGGGTGATGACGGAGCGATTCCAGAGCGTGTTTGCCCAGACTTGCAGCTGCCCATAGTGCGCACGGTTCGCCGCCAACATCGCCGGGGGTTTTGATGTTGCCACCGCGCCGCTTGACGTGCAGCCACGCCAATTCGGCGCGTTCGTCCAGTCCGGTCTCCATAAGTGCCGCGAACTCTGCTGGAGCGGGGAACCATGTCAGGGTTCGGAGTGCTGCAACGGCAAGGCTTTTGAAGGTCTGGTCCGGTATTTCAGAATCAAAAATCAACCGCCAGTCGGTTGCCATTTCGTCGGTCAGTTGGGGCGGGTTTTTCAGGTGCCGCGCCCAGAGTTTGAGGGCGGCTTTCACTGTCTCGGTGGTCAGTTGCATGTTCGAATTTGTTTTACCATCCCTCGGGGATAATCGGCATTTTGCGCTGGTTTCGGTCGTGTCGGACGATGATACCCTGCCAATTTTGCTCGATGCTGTGCCAGCCAGAGTCAATCACCGTTTGCAGGTCGTGTTTCAGCCATTCGGTGACTTTCTGCTGGCAACCAATGGGCGTCCACGCCGACTTGCGCAGCGACTTCCTGTGCATCTCGAACGCATCGAGCATTGCCCGCATCTCGGGGGTCTGCCAGTCTGCGGGGAGACGCTCCCAGACGCCATCAACCCCGCCGGTTTTGGCGTAGGGGGGAGGGGATTTATCCCCTAAAGGGGGGATCTCTTTTTGGGGGGTGATGTTGGGGGGATTATAGGGGGGTAGGGGGTTGTTAGGGGGAAGGGGGGAAATAAGGGGGGGAGAAGAGGGGGGGCTTTTTGTTGGCTGCGTGTTGTTAACAACATTCACAACATTAGGTTCAACGCTCTGATTTTCAGGTTCAAATGTTGTGACAACATCGGGTCGTTCTTGGTGCGTGTTGTTAACAACATTCACAACATGTTGTGCGATTGTTGCAGTTTTGGGTTCAAATTGTCGCGCAACACCCTCTAAATGTTGTGACAACATGGACTGCTGGGCGATAGTCTGAGACAGGTCGCGGAGAAGCTGTGAAAGCGTCTGCACCTCGGCAATCAGCGTCTCTAGCAGTGCGTTGGTTTTGTTCAGGTCGCCGGCTGCGGCTGCTTGCTTCTGGCGGTATCGCCACCGCTGATATTCTGGGTTCTGCTTGCCGTTTATGCGGCTGGGCGGTCGTTCACCGGTTGCGTCCACCGACACTTGTGGTACACGGGATTTGTTCATCACTGGCAGGAATCATACTACGCAATTCATGGCTGAAGCGTGGTACCTGCCGTAAACTCCCACTCCGCTAACCGCATGACCCAGTAAGCATCGGCGACATCATGGGATGCACTCAGACCCGTTGCAGATTCAAACGCCGCTAGCATTTCATCTTTGCTGGCGTTGCCCTTACCTGTCGCCAATTTCTTGCACGCCGTGACCGATAGCCCCACGTAATCGATACTTCGCGCATCGCACCAGACCGCGAGCGTTGCTAAAAACCCGCCCCAGATTTGTTGCTGCGCAGATTGCCCGCCACGGTTGGAAATGCCGATAATTTGCTCGTAGGCGACAAGCTGAAACTGGCACTCGCTGTATATGCTGTCCAGCCATGCGGAGAACTCGATAAACCGCAGACCATAGGACGCGCCACGTCGTGGGGTGAAGTTCCCCTCCCAGACTCGCAAGCCGCCGGCATCCTGCAACGCTGCGCCGGCTGTTGTGCCCATGTCCAAACCTAGAATTTTCATGATTTCCTAATCAGACGACACCTTTACGTGGTTTGACGCGTCATAATAGGTGTATGAACGAAAACACAGAACAACCGACGCCCTACGAAGCATATCGGCGAGCGAAAGCCGACCGTGAGTTTCGTCCGGAAGCTGAGCGAATTATCGAGGAGGCTGCCGAAGACGCCTACCAAATGGTTCGCGACTGCGGCTCGCCCCGCGAGTGGGCGGAACGCATCATTGAGCGAGCAGGCGATACATGGGTGGCAATAAAGATGGTTGAGGATTGCGGCTCATCTCGTGAGTGGTTGCGGCAGGTGGGCAAATGAGAGGGCGACCACGAAAACCCGTCCTTGTTGCTGAGCGGGCCCACGCATTGCACCTGCTGGTCTCGACTCGGCTCAGTTATCGCCAGATAGCCGCGCAAGTTGGTTGCGGTGAAGCGTCGGTTAGACGATGGGCGCGAGAAGAGCAGCTACGCCAACCGGCGAAACCCCTTACAGTCGATGGTCTCGAACAGCGGGAGGCGGTGGTTAAAGCTTGGCTGCAAGGCGACCGAACCATTAGGACGATTTGCCGCGAACTCGGCATGACAACGAGCGCAGACTATCAGCGGGCTTGCCGCTGGGTGCGCTACGAAACACAAGAAGCACAATGAATAAACTAATCATCATCGGACGGCTGGGGCGAGACCCCGAACCGTTCGACCCGTTCGAGGACTAACAACCACAATGGAAACCACAACAATCAACATAGACGGGTTTCTCGTCAACCCAGAAACTGGCGAGATTTTAGGACACGAAACCGCTGAGCAATTCCACGTTCGAGATGCGGACTCCGCTAACTGGGTGATGCGAAAAATGCTAGCCGAGCAGGCAGCCATGGAAGCGGCAAAATCCAACCTCGAAAAGCTGGTTAAACAGCATGAGTCGCGGCTGAACTGGCTGCAAACCAGATTCTCCGGTGAACTTGAATCGTTCGCTCGGGAGCAGCTGGCAGACCAGAAAACCAAAACGCTGACGCTGCCATATGGTCGGCTTAGCTTCCGAACCACGCCCGAACGGGTGGCACTGACAGAGGACGCGCTGCCGTGGCTTGAGGCTTACACGCCGGAAGCGGTGAAAATCACCAAATCGCCGTTGGTCTCGAAGCTGACCGGCGAAGCTCTAGAGTCTGCTGTGGCTGCTGGCGTTGCTGAAGTCGTGCCTGCTGGCGAGTCGTTCGCCGTCAAGCTCGGAGGTTCAAAGTGACGAAAGCCGGCGACAAAATCGACCAGCACTTTCCCCGCGAGACGCAGGAACAGATGTTGGCTAAACAGATTGACAAATCGTTAATCAAGCAGCGGCAGGGTGCAGGGGGTAAAACGCTCGACTACATAGCGGGCTATGTTGCCATCGACCAAGCCAACAAAATCTTCGGCTTTGGCGGCTGGAGCTACAGTGTTACCGACCTCCGGCAAATCGGATCCAGCGGCTGGCTCGCAGTGGTCAAGGTAACCGCAAATGTATGCGGCTCGTCCGTCACCCGCGAGGATACAGGCTGGGGTTCTGGCGACAGTGAAAAAGCATCGAAAGAGGCAGTGACCGACGCGCTGAAACGCGCCCTTAGGACATTCGGGGACGCCTTCGGTAATTGGCTCTGGGAGAAGCCAGACCATGAAGGATTGCGAGAGCCGGAGCGTGCTGAGAAACCGGCGGTGCTGACTGCTGCGCAGAAGAAACAGCTTGTGAAAGATGCTGGCGTCAGCAAGGAGCAGTTCGAGGCGATTACGGCAATGGGCGAACCCTATGGTCTGCTCGCGTCTGCTGTCGAGGCTGGTTGCGCAACCGGCGATGACACGATGAACTATCTCACTCTTGGAGTTAAGAATGACTAGACAAGAAATGATGGAGCAGGCGGTTAGCAGGCTCTGCGAGGTGCTGGGCTGGGAGCCAATGCCGGATGACGAATTTCTATGTGTTGCACTCTATGTGCGATACGACGATATGCTGACTCATCTGGCATATGGCATAACCGATATTTCCGCGTCCGTCTCGGTGCAGATTGGACGCTGGCGGGTGACTTCGGTATTCTGCTTGCCGGACACAACAACTGTCACGATTAGCAAGGGCGAGTTACACGTTTGCGATGGTGACGAAGACGAGTTTAACGCGGTGCTGGATGATTTGCGCGAGAGCGGGATTTTCCAGCGATTTGCGGAGGAGAACACACAATGAACGAAAACAACAACACTAACTACAAGTGCTACCTGACGCCTCAGCGGGCGTGGTGGCTTGCGCGGGAAGACTGCGAATTCAGAACGGAAGCAGAACGCATCATCGAGACGGCTGGCTCTGCCGAATGCGCCTTCTGGATGGCTCTAGACTGCGGCTCCGACCGGAAATGGGCTGAACGAATTATCGAGCAGGGAGACCATGCTACCTACGCCTTCTGGATGGCTCTAGACTGCGGCTCCGACCGGAAATGGGCTAAGAAGGTGGGACGATAACAGAAGCAACAGGGCGGGCAACCGCCCCAACCAACCAACAAAAGGAACCATGAAAACCATGAACCACTACCCAACCGACGCGGAAATCGCCCGCGTCCGTGCCAAACAGCGTAAGCAGCGGATCGCCAACCTCATTATCGGGTTAGTCATCGCCGCAGCGTTCGCGCTACTCGTCGTGCATTTCGTTTCCAGCGTCTCAGCTGGTCATGAACGCCTAGAACAAGACCGAATGAACCTCGGCTTCGAGAGGCTGCAATGAGCAACGCCCAAGACGTGATGGAAGAAATCATCACCGAGCAATCAGACGCGATTCTCGCCGAACTCCAACGGCTGGCAGACCGCGCTGAGGCGCAACGCCTAACCATGCCGCTCGACGTCTACTGGCGAGATGTTCTGCGCGCAGCAACTGGGCTCGACGCCCGGAAGTCCAGCATCGACGCGCTGCGCGAGTGCCCGTTCGTGACCCGCTATAGATACACGGTGGACAAACAGTGTGATTTTGTTGAGATTGACATCTCACTGAGAATCATCGACGGCAAGAGCCTGCACAGCCAACGGCTGTTTCTGCGGGTGAATTCACGGAACCAGATTATGCTAGGCTCGAACTATGAAACGGAACTGGAAATCAGACCGAACAAAGAAGCCCGTCTGTCGATTCCCGTTCTACATTTGTTGGTTCTCATCCGCTCGTTCGGTTGCGCGCCAGAGTGCGGGTTGGCACCGTTCAAAATCAGGGTGGGCAAATGATTATCGCCATCTGCATGACCGCCGTGTTGCTCTTCGTCGTCATGGATTTGGCGACCCGCCGCGCGCGGGGCGAAGACGTTCAGACCGCTGACTGGGTGGCTCGCCTTATCGCCGGTTCGCTCGTCGGTTTCGCGGTCGGCGTCCTCGGGATGCTGATTAGCTGAAAACCACGCCGTCAGGGCTTGTGACCTGAACGACGTTCCCGCCGCTGGTGTAGATGATAATCATCCGCCAACTCCCGCCAGCGGTGGGACTCCACCGAGCAGAAAACCCGCCGGTTACACCGGATGCGACCGCCGAGAATACGCTTTGGACAATGTTTCCGCGCGGGTCTCGGATTTGCCCTTTAATTTCGCTCCCGTCCCGCCAGTAGATGTACAGCCAGCCGGTGCGGCTGACGTCGATTTGCGGGTCTGTCCCCGCTGCGATTGTTGCCATAGTCGTAATTGCTGAATATGTATCTGCCCTGCCTAGTTTGACGTCTCCGGCGTCGCGCCAGACCACGTAGAGGGTTCCAGCGTCTGAAAAAGCCAGACCCATGCCGTCGTTCTGGGCAGGAGTCGATGTTACGAAAAGCTGAAACGCCAGCGGGAACGGTTCGTTACCAGCAAAGCTCAGACCGATGCGAAGACCGCTGGGCGTCGGCTCGAAAGAACCTAACACGTGTTGCAGACTGGGCGAAACCGCGTAGGCACCGATGAACCGAGTTTCGCCGGTGAAAGCTGTCCGGTGCCAATGCCTCGGCGCAACCGTGATGGCGTTCGACAGGCTCGCCGCCGTGTAGCTGATGGTGTGGTCTGCACCGCCCCTCAGGTGCTGCATCGTGTACCTGCCGATTGCGTCGGTTGTGTCCGTGTAAGGCTCGTTTGCCACAATGTCCAGCGCGTCCACAACGTCGCTGCCCATGCTGCCGCCGGAACCGATGACTAGACCCCACGAAGTCGAGCGCAGGTACTTGCGGGAACGCATCCCCAACGCGCGCTTGATGCTCGGGTCTGTCCCATCGGGGTAGGGCTCGAGGTCCCAGCAATTGCCGATTATCGGATAGCCAATCGCCGAGTCCCATTGCATCTGGCCTCTGAGATTGCGCGGCGTCAGAGCGTCCACGCCGATTGTCTCCTCGTAAACCAGAGCGTCGATCGGGCCTGTGATTATACAGCCGTTGCCGCCTAGATTGATCGCGTCGCGTGCATTTTTATGAAAATCGTCTGCGGGGAACGTCGTTTTTTCGGTAATTGTGATGCCCTTCGGCTGGTCGCCCACTAGCTGCGAAATCGACCGCCAACTGTACGAATAGAACGGCGCAACGCCCGTCCGCTGCATGTCCTCTTGTTCGTAGCCGATTCGGTGGTCGGTGTTCAGCCAGAGGAACCGCTTGCGTTCGGGGCTACCCTCCACCCAACGTTCAAACGATGATTGGCAAGTCAGAGCGGCGGAGTCAGATACGAACATCTGCCAGCCGGTGAAGCTGATGAAATCTTTTGCAGCGAGCTTGAACGACAGAGTAACCTCGCCCGCCTGCCCGACCCCGAATGTGCCGTCACCTAGCCCGTCCCAGATAGAATCTTGAGTTTGGAGCGGCGGGGTTAAATCGTCGGGGTTGCAGAGGTCAAAAACAATCTCCGTAGAGGTGTCATCGAACGATGCTGAAAACGTGCGCCCGTCTATGGTCAGAACTGCCGGTTCAGTCGTCGGTGTAGAAAACGGGAGGTACGTAATCGGGAACCGCAGGAACCGATAGGCGCGAAAATCTGCCAGCGCGATTGTGTCCAAAGTGAACACTATCGGGTTAGCGGGGTTCACCGGCTCAACATCTGTGTAGGGCGTAGAACTGGCAACAGATGCATTGGTGACCGACCAGTCAGCAGAGGAGAACGCGCCTATGGTGTGCGGGTTGTCCATCTCCCAGTCCGCCGCGTCCCAAGCCGTCCCGCTGAGCATTATCCGCCAGTCGCGCGCCGCCTCTTTCTGGTTCGCGCTGATACTCGGCTCGGTCTGCTTAAACGGGTCTTCGAGATACCAACCAACCGCGCCCGTCGTGTCAAGACTATAGTTTAAATGTAGCCCGCCATTGCGCCATAACTTGCCCGCCGCCCTATATTGTTCGAACTCGCCTGACAGGTTCGGCGTCGCTAGCAATACATCGGTGATCGGATGGACGTCGGTTCCGCCCTTCCGGAGTCGTATTTTTTGACCAAACGGGTAGGCGGACGTCCAGTTGCGCAGCTGTAGATTATAGGCGTGCTCGTAGGGAGGCGAAATCGTCGCGTCCGTGATCGAGACGCTCTGATAATTGTCTTCAGCCGGCACGCCCGAGACCGACATAACAAACGGCTCACCCCATGCGTTCAGGTATCCGCTGCCAGATATCTGCATTCCGGGCGCGCGCAACAGTACGCCGTTAAATGTCTGGCTCCCGCTGTGTGTTGTCTGAAATGTGTCAGCCGCCAGACTCTCCGTCTCTACTGTGAGCCCATATTCGTGCCACTCGATAATCACGTCAATATCAGATTCGGCGCTAACGCGTGCAGACCCGCCGCCCTCCGTGCTGGTGACCGTTAAAGTCGCATCGGCGTTGATTTTGCCGTGCTGTTTGGTCGCCTCGAACCACCGAATGCGCAGATGCTTAGAGCCATCGAACGCGGGGAAGCCGTTCCACGGATTGTTTGGGACGCCCCCATAGGCTGGAAATCCGTTCGGGTCGCTCGGGTTGGGAATTTCGATGACCTCGAAATACTCCTCAAGGTCAACCCCGAAGGTGACCTCATAGTCAACGGTGCACTCAGACTCAAATTGAGCGGGCGTCGGGCTTGGAAGCGCAAACCAGAACGCCGCGCCGATGTCGCTATCAGGTGCCAGAGCGGGCGCGCCGCCCGTCTGAACGCCGATACTAAACTGCTGGTCAACCAGTGTAACAGGCAGCGGCAGACTGCCGAACACATCACCGAACGGGTCGAAGCTCGGAACCGCCGGCTCCAGAATCATCTCGAAGAAGGCAACGGAGGTTGAGTTCTGCGTTATCCCAAGTTTGAGCGACTGAGTACCGCCACGGCTCCTGATGTTCGGGTCTGGCGGGCTAGGCAAAAAACCCACGCGGTGCCAGTACCTGCAGTTAAATTCACCGGCGACGCTCCACTCTGCCCGCCGCTCGCGCCCTGTTTTGTAGACCACCTAACCACCCGCAGCGACAGGCATAGCTAGTATCGGCTGCCCGGTCATCATGTCGCCGCCATTTTTATTCGCCCAGTTCCGCCAAACGCGCGCTTCGTAGATGTCGGCTATAGTCGTTCCAAACGCGCGACCACCCCACGGCGTTTCTTCGCCAATCCGCTCGCAGGTGTAATGCACGACGCGGGCAAGGGACTGCTCCTCCTCGTTCTCCAGCGAAAACCGCATGTCCATTGCGACAATCCGGTAAACCTC